AGAACCACCAGCTCCGCCGCTCCAGCTTCCGCAGTTCCCGCCGTATCGCCCGTAGCTGCGTGTGATGGTGCATCCGATAAAGCCCCAGGTTCTCAGTAATGGTTCGGACGCTCAATTTAGCTCCTGCCTTTCATCCTCCCGGTTGCTCCACATTTTCCTGGTCACATTCTCAAAGCGCGTCATCTCATCCACGAATCGCAGCCGGATATTGTTCACCGGCCCGTTGCGTTGTTTCGCCAGGATCAGCTCGGCATACTCCTCGATTTGGCGGCTTCGCTCCTTCAGTTGATCCTCGGTAAGCCGCTCCTCATCCTTGCTTTCTTCCCATAGTTCATCGCCATCCGGGCTTTTCAGGTGTAACAACTTGGCCAGCTTGTTTTTTTCACCCTTTAACCCCTCGTTTTTCGGGTGCTGTATATGCCTGGACGGCCGCCATAGAAGCAGCACAATATCTGCATCCTGCTCGATCGATCCGCTCTCGCGTAGGTCGCTTAGCTTGGGCTTGCCAAACTCGCGGGATTCGGCTTCGCGGTTAAGTTGCGCACAGCAAATAATCGGGATCCCCAGCTCTTTCGCCGTCGCTTTAAGTGACGCTGAAATCTCCGTGATCTCGAGCCACCGCGCTTCCTGCGAACGTTTGCTGGGGCTGTGCATCAGTTGCAAGTAATCCACCACGATCGCTTTCACCCCGTAGCGCGTCCGCATCATCCGGGCTCGCGCCTTAAAGCTGGCGATACTCAGCGCCGGCGAATCGTCTATCCACAACGGCGCAAAAATGATTTTGCGCATTTGCTCAGGCACACCCTCAAACCCGCTCCCGGCAGCGAACGCCTGGCGAAACTGTTTCAGTTGACCGGCAGTTTCGTCACTCAACTTGCCGTCGCGGAATCGCTGCAAACTAATGTCCGTCACATTAGCAAAGAGCCGGTTCACAACTTCCTGGAAACTCATTTCCATCGAGAACACGCCCACCGGCACCTGGTTAAGCACCGCCATGTTAGAAGCGAAATTCATGGCCAGCGCCGTCTTACCCTGCGACGGCCGCGCGCCCACGATAACAAGTTGCTGCTCGCGCAATCCCGCGGTCATCCGGTCCAGGTCGAATATACCCGTAGCCAATCCCATCACAGCGTCATCTCCCCGGTGCGCGTATGCCTGCGAAAGCTGATCCACCGCCACTGGCACGCCTTCCCGCACGTGCACAATCACATCCGGCCGCTCCGTTTCGATGATGATTTGCGTAAGCGCCGCCTGCGTTTGCTCCAGCACCTGCGCGATCTCCGCCTGCTCATCGCGCGCCACCCGGATGATCTCCGTGCACTTGGCGATAATCTCCCGCGCGAGATATTTCTCGCGCAGAATGTCCAGGTAATAATCCACGTTCGCGGAAGTCGGCACGAACGTGAATAGGTTGGTCACATAACTCGCCCCTCCCGCCTCCTCGATCCGCAGCATGTAACCCGGATCATTCGCGTCCTGTCGAATCCGAATCCCGTCCGCAAACGCCTGAGTGAACGTGATGAGATCCAGCACCTGCTTTTTTTCCTGGTGATAGAACGCGCCCAGCGCCGTGAACGTCGAACGATTGGCAGGAATAAAGAAATGTTCCGGCCGCAGCCGGTCCAGCGCTTCCGTGAGCGCATTGCGATCCTGCAACATCGAACCTAACACACCCATTTCCGCGTCCGAAGAGTGCGGCAACCCGCCGCTTGTCCGCGATTCCCCGTTACTCGGGAAAGCCACCGCCTGATTCGCCACCCGGTTCACGCCGGCCAGCCTTCCTTTACTCGCGCCTCGACCTGCTTCTTTATGTCGCGCGAAGCTTTATCCCAGCGCTCAGGTGGTTCCTTAGCACCGGGCCAAAGCTCTCGCAGCGCACGCCGCCGGTCCTCAGTCCAACCCTCCCAGGAATAGTAATCTTCGCAGGCAAGCGAGCCCACTTCCTCCTCGTCCTCTTCCAAAGGTTGTTCCGCGTGGAGCAACCAGTTTTCCAGGAACCGCTCAGTCACCGCCCGGTTTTTTTTCTTACACCACTCCACCGCACGCTCCACCTCTCCTTCCACGTCCAACCCATCAAAGCGCGGATCCTCAATCAAGAAGTCAATGAATTTGGAAAGCTGCTTCTTCTTAGGGTTCCTTAACGGTTCCTCTAACGGATCTGGGTGACTGGGAGTCACCCTTTCGGGACTGGGAGTCACCCTTTCGGGACTGGGAGTCACCCTTTCGGGCTTTAAGGGTGACTCTGTGTCAGGCTTAAACGGTGACTGTGAGTCAGTCTTTAATGGTGACTGTGAGTCAGTCTTTGCTCCACTTAACCGATATACTTTTACTTGTTTTGTTCTTCCTGTTCGCTTGCCGCTATCTTCAACCCAGCCTTGTTCAACAAGCCGGTCCAGTAATCGGACCACGCTCCTATGGGAGAGACTGGTTATGCGGCTGATCGTTTCCGTGGACGGATAGGCCATGCCGGTGTCACCGGCATAATTCGCCAGTATCATCAGCACGTATTTCTCGAGCGGCTCTTTGATTTCCTGTTCCAGCACCCAGGCGATTGCTCTTATGCTCATGTTACCACCTGCCCGGAAACCGCGGGCAACGCCCCTCGAGCCGATAAAGTTGCGGCGCCGGCAGCGGACCCGGCATGTGCGCCTTCACAGTCATGTGTGGCCGGAAGTTGTTATTAGTGGCCACCGACACCAGCACCACTTCACCCGTGTCCGTGGTAGCTTGGATCAGCCTGGGATTCGGAAACACGCGGGTAACAACCAGCTCAACCACGCCATTCTGCGCCGCCCCATTTTTTTCCAGGCACTCACTGCAATCCAATCCTTCGCTGTCCAGTTGGCGCAGGAGTTTTTTCAAAGCCGCCTCGCTGATGAAAAGCGAGCGGCCAATTTTTTTTATATCGTCATTGCCGAGCGCATCTTTACGGAAATTTTCAAGCGACGATCTTGTAACGGTTAAACGCGACGCAAGTAAGGATTCTGAATACCACCGGTGCTGCATGACACTTAAAGCCCATTAGCCAAAAATTTCGGAGAGCCCTTATCCATAGCGGGGTCTGTGGCCGCGGCCGCCGGCGACCCCCCCCCCGCCTGGTCCGGCTCTCGAGCGCTCGCCGCGACCGCCGCGGAATCGCGCGCCGCGGCTGGTGAATCCGTGGTGAAAGTCGGGAGATCTGCCGGGCTTGGCTGGGTAGGTAGGCCCGAAACGTCTGATTTCCAATCAGACCCAGCGCCGGCGGGCTGATCCTGGTCGGGCTCCACGTCGATCGTCGCCAGGTCTGAACCGGGCGCCGGCAATGCAGACTTTTTTCCGGCGCATGAATGAATATCGCCGCCGTTTTTTTGTTCTATAGGCGCCTGGGCCTCGAGCTCGTGAACGAATTGCCCGAAATCCGAGAACAAATCAATCCTGTGCACGTGATCCACGCGCGCGATCGCGCGGCCGCTGTCCAGCGCTTCTATGTCGCTGACTATCTTTAGCGTCAATCCGAGCGCCTGGCGTGGAATCTGATCGACTTCGCGCTCTATCCGGTCCACGAGATTCCATTTCGTGCGCTTAAGCTTTGCCGGCATTCGGCGCTCATAGTCCGCAATTTCCACCGCGTATGCGTTCGCAACGTTGGCCACTGTCAGCCGATGCACGTGGACCAGGCGCGCTATTCCGTCGATCGCGCGGCCCTCAGCGAGTAACATGATTATGTCGTTGCGCTTCTGCTCCGGGCAGCGCGCGCCGGTGTAAAGCGCAAATTTACGCTCTTCATCCGTCAGCGCTTCCATAGTTTCGGCGTCGAATAGGTGGCTGCCTGGTAACTCGGGCGCGTCGGGTAGGCGTGGAACTGATGCCGGCATAGTATTATTTCTGACCTTTAATGCACAAAAAAAAAGAACGGCGGGCGGGGAGCACGCGCGTCGCCTGCAATAACGCGATGCCTTTGATCTTATGCGCTGCGCGTTCTATAGCCTGGTCGCGGGTCCGCGCTTTAACCTTGAATGCCGGCCGAAAAAAAACGCGGCCGGCCGCCGACATGAATCCGCGGTGAATCTGCCAATCAGGAATCGTTTTCTTCGTGGCCATTGGTAATTTGAGTGTTAGCGTCCCACGCTGCGACGGCTGAAAGCGGGATCCGTAAACCGTGATCGCCTAGCCGATGCGCGCGCGGTATTTCGCGCTTGCGAATCTTATCGAGGACCGTGGCGCGAGAGATCTTCCGGGCTCGGGCTAATTCTGAAACCGTTAAATGCGGTTCAATCGTTGAAAGCTCAAAAATTAAATCGAGAAGTTCGGGCCGGTCTTTGTTGCGGAGTGCGCTTTCTATCTGCGCGCGGGTTTTGCCAATTAACGTCACGCGGCGAGCTCCGGCTCGGGTTCGGGTTTATCGATCATGCCGGCCGCGGTCCAGCGCTCTTCGATCGTTAGGATTTCGCGCTCCAGCTCCGCCAGGGCAATGCGCTCCTCGGGAATATCAGCGCGCCGGCTAAAGATTTTAATTTCCTTAAAAATCAAATCGAACGCCAGCGCGCGCGCGTTCTTCAGCGGTTCAACTTCGGCGGCTGTAATCATTGGCGTGCGTCAGTAATACCACGCCCGTTTTGCGGCCGCAATATCAAAGTTATCTCGAGGCAAAACTTTCGACAAATTGCGACAGTTTGCGCGCCTTAAAAATAATTTAAATAATTCCTTTACAGTAAAGCGCTTTGCTGTTATCTGCTAGGTAATGAACAACGAAACAAAGCACGAAACGGCGCACGGCGCGCAAGTAACGGACGACAGTCCGAGCCGCAACGATGTTTACCAAATTGTGACTGATCGCGTGATTTCATTACTCGAATCCGGGACGGTTCCCTGGCGTAAACCTTGGGCCGGTGGCGATCAATTCCCGATGAACCTCGCCAGCGGTAAAGCTTACCGCGGCGTTAATGTCTGGTTGCTTTCGTGCGCCGGTTTCAGCTCGCCTTACTGGGTAAGCTATAAGCAAGCGCAAGACCGCGGCGGATCCGTGCGCAAAGGCGAGAAGTCGAGCCTCGCAGTATTTTGGAAGCGCTTAGAAACGACCGACAAAGCGACGGGCGAAAAGAAAACGATTCCGATGTTGCGCTATTATCGCGTGTTTAACGTGGAGCAATGCGACGGCGTTGACTATCCGAAACCGGAAGCGCGCGAGGTGACATTTAATCCAATCGCCGCGGCTGAATCAATCGTTGCAGCAATGCCAGCGCCGCCGGCAATCACTCATAACGAGGCCCGCGCTTATTACCAGCGGGAAAGCGATCGCGTGAACATGCCCAAGCGCGAAACATTCGCCGCGGAAACTGAATACTATTCGACGCTCTTTCACGAGCTGATCCACGCGACCGGCCACGAGTCGCGGCTCGGGCGCCTGGCGAATGAAAGCACCAATTTCGGCTCGAGCACCTACGCGAAAGAGGAATTGCTTGCCGAAATGGGCGCCGCCTATCTGAACGCGACGGCCGGCATATTGCACAGCAACATCGACAATTCGGCCGCGTATATAGCTTCATGGCTAAAGCGATTGAAAGACGATCGCAAGCTCGTAGTCATGGCGGCCGCGGCCGCTCAACGTGCAAGTGATTTCATACTTGGGAAAACCTACGGCGACGGAAAGGCGGTGCAATAATGGGCTGGACCTATTTCCAAGCGCCGGCCGGGAAGCGCTCCGTTGATATTCTGCGCGACAAGCTCAAATCCTTAACGTGGATCGATGCGCAAAAAGTCGGAGATACGATTTACGCGGCTGTAACTCATCCCAAAGTTACCGGCGCTTTCGCGCTTGTCGTGCTCATCGATCGCCGCGGCGGCCAGTTCGGCTATAAAGATATGGACGAAGCAATGGGCCCGTATGAGAGCGAATGCCCGGCGCGCATTCTAAACGAGCTCACAGCAGAGCCTAACGAATACGCGGCCGCCTGGCGTCAGCGGTGCCGCGAATTTAACGCGAGACGCGAGACGGCGGCCGCGGCCGCGCAATGCGCTTATCGGATCGCGCACGACGCGGAGCCGTCGCTCTTCGATTGATTGCTCGCCTGCCAGGCGCCGCGCGTTCAATCCGCCGGCGCTTGTAAGATGAACAACAAAACAACAACAACAAAGCCCAGCGCGCCGGCAGATAAGAGCGCGCAACTAGAGGAGCACGTTAATGCGCTTAATTGGACGCGCGACAATGAGAAAATCCTAGCTTGGCAACGCGACCAGGCGCGCCAGCAACTCGAGACAGCCGCGGTCATGCTGAGCGACATACTAAACACCATCGAAGTAAACGATTTTAGTTTCGTTTCGCTCCGATGGATTCACATGCACGGCAAGGCGACACTCGCGGTTTTAGAAAGAGAGGCCCGCTAATATGTCCGCATATATCGTCGATAAAGAGCACGTGCTTTATTTGGTCGAGGCTGCAATGTCCCGGCGGATCGGTGGCGGCGCCTTTTATTGGATGTGGGGCAATCCCACGCAATCAGCGAAACTCGGCTGCACCGATTACGAGCGCGCGGTCGAAGTCGCCAACATGCTTTGGCGTGAGAACATTAAAAGCGTCGGCACGCGATACGAGGGTTCGAGCGCCACGCTCCCAGGTCCTAAAGGCGGGGAGTTTGTAATCACGCGCGCCGACTTTCAGGGCGTGCGCTGGTTACAGTTTAACGCCGTGCAAGTAATCAAAGCGTGCGATTGCTTTAATTATCAGTCGTGCGAGCACGGTGACGAATGGGAAGCCAGCGAAGCAAAGGCCTTTATTGATTCTTTGCGCGCGTCAGCCTGGCGAGAGTTGCCCGGGTATGACGAGGCGGAGTGGGGCGCGCCGGCCGTTTACGAGAACGCGCGAAACTGCGTCAGCTTAACAGAGCTCGCCAGTCGGCCGCGGAAATAACAGGAAAGCGCTTCCCAGCGTGGCGCCGGCGGTTTATCGTCGGCGCCACTAGGGAAGCGCCGCAAATAGGCGGCGCTTCGTGATGAACAACTAACTACAGAAAACTTACAGAATGAAAACAAATCAGCAAACAGATCCACTAGCAGACCATAGGCAGGGCATAAAGACCTTACAAACCAAAGCGGACCACGCCGCGCAACTAGCCGAAGCGATTGCTAAGATACGCACGGCAATGGACCGCGGGCTGGATCTTACACCGTCAATCTATGGCGCAATAGCAACGCTAAAAGCATACGAGGCCGCGCAATGACACCACGAATCCAATTCAAGCGCAAGTTAGGGCATCTGTGGCAAGTCCTATACGGCTGCGCCAAAGGTCGGCAATTCTACGGCTACGGCGCGACGCAAGCGCAAGCCACCACGCAAGCTCGCAAGCGATGGAGCGCCGCGCAATGAATAAGGCCGCGCAAAAGCTAGGCCGCCTCGGCCGCGGGAAGAAGAAAACACTCACCGCGGCCGAGCGCGAGCGCCGGCGCGCGAGCCTGGCGCGCGTGCGCAAACTCCGGTGGCGGAAGCATCGACACAAAAATTTGTAGCGCGAGCTGCGATTGATATGGCAGGAAAGGAGAAACCGCTACAATGGAAAACGACAATCCGAAACCAGACAATCCAAAACCGCCGCCGCCGAGAAACTAACGGCGCCGCTGCTTCACAGGGCCGGCCGCCGTCCGCTTGGGACGGTAGCCGGCCTTTGCACTTAGTAGCTTAAAGAGTTCCTCCAGCTCGCCGTCGCGCGTCATTTCCTGAGCCCACCACAGTAACATTTGTTTGTCATCACTCTCGAGCGCCGGCGCCCACGCTTTCACTTCCTGGCTTAGATCGTCGCCTTGCGCATTAAGCAGATCCATCAGCGCATCCGGCGCCACCACATCGCGCACCCAGGCCGCTAATAGCCGCGGCCGTTCATAGTGATCCAGCACGTGCAGAAGGCGGTCTAGATGCTGCGGCTGGATCCGCCGCGAACCGGAGAGCTGCGCCGCCAGCACGCTGCGTTTGATCCCGGATTCAGTCGCTAGTTGTGATACACTCCAGCCACGAGCCTCGAGTATCTCGTAAATAAACCGCTTCGCGATTCGATTGTGCAACGTTCCAGTTTCGTAAAGTAACTTTCGAGTGCAGAGCTAAACTTTTATGCGGGGAAGCTTGCGATATTTCATTCCCAAACTTTTCACTAATAGATGAGAAGGGCCGCGGTGGCCGCCCTTTCGTCTCTTGATCGGAGCCGTGGTTATAATGTAAGCGCCGATCGCTTCTCGGATAATGGCGGACTCTGATTTGCCGCGCCGACCAGCGAGCCGCGCCAGCGCGACTTTCATTCGCACGGTAACACGCGCGTGAACCAGCAAGGTTTTTACAGATTGCGACATTTCCTAATAAAATTACTGATCTGTAAGACTTCGCCCTACAATGTGTCAATGGCCAATTTGTTACATTTCATCTGCGCATTAGCTGCGTGAAACGCATACAAAATTACTTTTGGCAAGTTAAAACGGACATAACAGTTGCTTTTTCTGGTAACAAGTCCGTAACTTTGTGCGGGAATATGCCCCGCCGGAAAACGCGCAAGCGCCAGCTAAAAGAGAAGTTAAGCCTTACCATCAGCCCCGAGATCCGCGAGATGGCCGAAGCGCTCGCCTTGCAGCAACACCGCAGCATTTCCTCGCTTTTTGAATCCCTGATCGCCCAGGAACGCGAGAAAGGGCGGCCGCCGGCTTCAGGCTAAACTGTGTCCGTTAGCGAAATCCGCAAACGAAAGCGCCGGCAAATCTCCCAGCATATAAGCGTAATACTTCTCCGTTGTTTGCACGCTGCTATGTCCCAGGAACTTCTTAGCCGCCATGATCGATCCGGTTTTCTTAAGCACCAGGGACCCGGCATATCGCCGTAATTCATACGAGACTTTGGTGTAACCTTTAATCCAGTTGCCCGCCCATTGGCCATGGCGCCGGTCCACAATGTCATAGCGCTCCGTCTTATGCGCAGCCGGCACCAGGAACGGCCCGTCAGGCGATTGCTTGTAATAACGGTCCAGGAGATCGACAACATCCGAGCCAATCGGCACGTGCCGCTCGTAACCTTTACAGAAAAAGTTTTCTTCCGGCCGATCGATAATATCCAGCACCCAACCCTCGCCGTTGCGCCGGAGCCAGCTCTTGCGCGCGTGCCGGATCTCCGAGTTACGCATTCCCATCAGCGCAAAGAGAATGAACGCCACGTAAGACGCCGGATCATCGATCGCCAGTTGCTTAGACGCTGCGAACATCCCGGCGATCGCCGCCTCATCCAGTGGCCGCGGATCCCCGCGCCGCCGCGCCATGAGCACGCCTTGCCCCTTAAAATCATCCAGCCGCGGCAAGCCCAAGTCCTCATACCAGTGCATAAATTTACGGGCAAATATCGAGCGCGCGTGGCGCACAGTTATCCAGATCCCGCCGCGCACCCGCTGCTCGACCCCGCGATCCATCGCGCCACTGCGATCGCGAGTAATACGTTTCTCCTGGGCCGCCTCAAAATCCCGCACCAGCTTCGCGGTTAAAACGGCCGTGGTCGCAGTTTCCAGCGACTGCCCGCAGCCCAGGAGCACAAGCTTTCTCAGCGCGGCCACATTCCCGCGCGAAGTCTTGGTGCTTCCAAACTTCGCCAGGTAACGGTCGCAGATTTCACGCAACGGCCGCGCATCCGAGCGCACCTTAAGCGCCTGCGATTTATAGAAATCGCCGCCGATCTCCGCCTCCACGATTTGCTTTGCCCTTTCCTTCGCCGCCGCCTCGATCGTTGTGCCGGTCGATCGTTCCCGGTCTTTCCCGAGCACTTGAAACCGCACAAAGAAGCAACCGCCTAGTTTCTGCCGGTAAAGCTTGCGCTTACGTCCCCCGGCAAATATCGTGACCCCATGTTTAGTTGTTCGTTCCATGCCGGGAGTATCCCGACTTTTCTCCCGACTTGCAACCTTTATTCCGTGCTATTACAAATCAATCCTAAACACCGAAACGCACGTAAAATGAACGCAGTTTACCTAGGTAAAACAGATGTTTAGAGCTCGCTCGCTAGGTTAAAAGCGTTCGGAGCCATATCCCGACAACAGCGGACACAATGACAGCACGCTCCTAGGGGAAAAGGCCTCTTTCCCCGACTTATACCCCGACTTACTTATTGTGGAATTTGCTGGACACAGCGCCGACGCGCGTAAGTTAATGCGTTTATGAAAGAGTGGACCGCCGCGGAAATCATCGAGGGGCCCGCGGACGTGGATGAGGTGGAGCGCATCGCGGATAAACTGGGTGAGATCCTGGCGGGGCAGCATCCCGGCATCCAGGGGCTCGCGCTGGCGCGAACACTCGCCCTTTGGCTGATGGGTTTCGAGGATCCAGAGGTGCGCGAGAAACTGATGGACGCGCATTTCGAGAGCGTGCGCAAGTTAATGACGCTTTGACTTGTCCGCGTTGTGCGCGTAGGTTCGGCGCATGATAGTTTGGCAACTTGTCGTCGATGTGATCGTTGTCTGCTTCCTTGCGGGCATGGTGATCCAATCGGTGCGCCTGATCGTGCGCGACTAAAATCCGCGCGGTTTACCGCTGCTCCGCTGAGTGGGCAAAACTTTGGTGCGCCGCGGCGGTCCTGGCTTTGGCGGATGCACGCCGGCGGCGCGCTCGAGCGCACGCATCTGGCCTTCTGGCGTTTCGTATTCCAGGCTCTGACTGATTCCGTGCCGGGCTTCGTATGTGGTGCGCGCCTTTTCCTGTGTCGCCTGGATCTTGGCCTGCATCCCTTCGGCTCGGCGCACGATCGCGCTCTTCTCGAGGCCCGGCATCCATTCCGGCAGCCATTGCATAAGGCGATGCGGATTATATTTAAGCGCGGAATGCGTGGAGAACGCGGCACTTGATAGTATTAACGCCAGGTGCTCAGGGTTCTTGTCTTTCAGGTAAGCGGCAAATTGCTGCGGCATATTCCAGATTTGCGAGAGTCCCCAGAACATATTTACCACGCGCTCCATCTGCCCAGGATCGCCGTGTAAGGTTTTCATTAGATCCTGGATAGTGGACGGCGCTTGCCCGCCGCCGGGCCCGAACAGCAGGGTCGTAGCCGCCACACCGGGGATCGTGCGCGGGTCTTGAATCGCGGAAGCCAGGGGCGCGTCCACGTAATCAACCGGGAGATGTGTCCACCAGCCGTATTTGCGATAAAGGATCTCGCGCATGTATTCCACGGCGCCGATGAATAGCAGCGAGCGGAGAGGATGACTGCGCAGTTGTTTCGCAAGTGAAACGTAAGTGCCCAGCCGCCAGGTAGCGAAGAAGTTTAGCGGGATCCCGCGCCAGAAATTAAGCGCACCGGAGTTTTCATCGTATCGAATAAGATCAACCCATACGTGGTTCGCCGCGGCCTGATCGCTCATGCCTTTCTTAACGTAGGTTTTCCAGAGCGCATAGCGCAGCGCCGGATCCGCTTTGGCAAAGTTAAACCGTGCCGAGAAATGATTGCCGCTTAGAATTTTACCGGCTTTACTTAACATCCGCTCCAGATAAGTGCCGGCCTCGAGCGCCCGGAGCTGCGGCAGCCGCATACCGGTGGACGGCATGGGCATCACCGCTTCAAACCGTGCCTGCATCTGCGCGTTAGTCCCAAATTCGCGTGCGCTTTTCCGTAGCGTGTAATTACCTACCCGCGCCAGCGCATACTTGAAAGCCATATTCTTAGTGGCGTGCGGCAGCGGGTTATAGAGCAGGTTCGGGTTACGGGTGAAAGCGTTTGCTACGCGCACCAGTTTACCTACCGCGCCGGCGCTGCTGGTAGTGTTCAAGTTTTGCGCCAGGAATTGCGCTTCCACTCTGCTCCGGGCCCAGTAATCTTTCCCGCCGAATCCGCGGACCAGCGTCACCGGGCCGGCGCTTTTCTTTAACGTCCTGGCCGCGGCGATCGCGTCCGCCTTCTCATCGAAGAGCACGCCTTCATCTTTCAGGCGCTTCAACATCCGGGCCGTGTTCTCCAGCCGGCCGGAGTAAAGCTCTCGCACGAACGCGGCCAGGGTAGGCGGCTCGTATTGCGTGCCGGCCTGGATCCCTTCTTTCATGGTGGCGTGGACCCGCGACTTATCGAAACTCCCGATCGATTGCCGGATGTGCCTGCCCCAGTTTGCAATCTGCGGGTGTAGATCCACCACGGCTTTCCCTTCCTCATTGGTAAGCCGCGCTATGTAAGGATCGCCGGTGTAAGCGGGTTCATCCACGCCGAGCACGCCGGCAGCCCAGCGCTCGGTAGGCACCCGGCCTTCCCTGTATTGGAAAAGCGCCTGCAAATCCGGCGGCGCCTGTGATACCGCCTGCGCCCAAGCGGCATCCCGCGGCGCGCCTTGCGCCAAGAGCCGGCGGTAAGTGGTGACGGCCGCGTGCTCGAGGTCCACGATCTCCTCCTCGGTCCGGCGCCGGAGCGCTTGCCACCATGGTTGTTTGGTAAAATTCTGAACGTAAGCGAGCTCGCGCTCCATTAGTTTCTGATGCTCGCTTATTACCGGGCTCTCCGGCACTTTGCGCACGATCTCATAGGACCGCGGCAGCATGTCCTGCCACCAGGCGAGCATCTTATTCGCGGAGCGCTTCGCCCAGATCGGCATGGGATTACTGCGTGGCGGCGTGTTCCCGGAGAACATGGACGCGCCGGCCGGTCCGTAGGGCGGGCTCCCGCCGCCGTTACTCTCGTTTACTCGAGCCGTGCCGGTGACATACGGCATACTCGGCTTTTCAAACAGAGTCATCTGCGCCTTTTCGGCGGCCTGTTGAGCGGCTACGCGCACCGCTTCGGCCGCATCAGCCTCGGCCTGGCGCGCGGCATAATCCACTACCTCTTCGCCGTTAAGATTAAATACGTCATTCTTCCCGGCTAACAGATCGCCCTGGGTAATGAGACGCGCTTCCAGGCGCGCGAGATCGCGTTTGCCGGCTCGGGTTAAGCTGGCTTTTTGGGCACGAAGGATTTGGAGCTTGGCGCTCTCCATTTCGGAGAGCGGCTGGAGCTGCGGGACTTGCGACGCACCCGATACACCGCCGGCTCCGGCCTCAGAAACATTACCGGAGAGTTGCCCAGTTGCTGTCCGTTGTAAGGGGCTGGTTCCTCCATAAGCTTCCGTAATATACCCTGTTTCATCCTGGGTCAAGCGGCGCACGCCATGCGTGCCGGCAGCCCGGACTGAATCCATCCCCGGCCATGAAGCATCCACGAATTTGGCGCCAATCACGTCGTGCACCATGTTTACCAGGCTTGTAATCACATTAGCCGGTGGCACTCTGGCAAAATCCAACAACACGCCATAGGCACTCTCGCGCGCTATCCCGTTAGAGACTGCCGCCTTTAGCGCGGCTAAATTAGTCCCCTGGCTCACGCGCTCCAGCGCTTTCAAATTCATCTGTGTGCCGGTGTAAAATATGTGCACCGCGTTAGGATCATCCGCGCGCAGCGTTACCGTAAAGTTCGCTAGATCCTCCGGGCTACGAATCGCCGGGCTTTCTTCCTGGCGCACCACTTCCCACGGTTGCAACACCGGGTTCGGTAGCGTGCCGTAGCCGTCGCCTGTCACCTCTTCCTGTTCAAAACTGAAATAATGTTTCCCGTTGGTTATTATGTGATCCGCTAGTTTCACGCCCACCGCGGCCGCAGCCTCATGCAATCGCCGTTGCACGTTTTTATCTGGATCGCTTGGGTCCGGTTTGCCGCTGGGATGATTATGCGAAACGATTATTTCCGCGTTCGGATGTTTCTCTTTTATCCTGGCAAAGAGCCGAAACACATCGCGCGGGTTCAGTAGTGCCTGGTCCAGTGTTCCTACGCTGGTAATCTCTGCGCCCAGCACACGTTTCGTCACCGGGTCGCGCGCCACCACCTTAAAGCTTTCAAAATCCGGGGAGCGGATAGGCCCGACCGCCATGGCGAAGTCCGCCGGTGTAGCGATTATCGAGCCTTCAATGTTCCACGCGGGAATCTGGTGGCTAATCAGATCGTGGATCACGATTGACAGCCGATTCTTATTCGCGCGCAGCGCCTCGGCTTTCAGTTTCCCTGGCACACCGTAAAACCCACCTTCATAAAACGCTTGGAGCGCCGGATCGCCGGCCAGCGCCAGTGTGTTTTTAATCTCTTCGGTGGCCTGCGCCTTGCGCGCCGGCGGCACCTTATTGAAATCCAGGAAAGTCTGTATATCCTCCGCCAGCTTTACCGTGTTCGCCGCCGGCACGGGGTTGCCTTCGCCGTAAGGGGCTGGGGTTGGTTCCTCAACGGGTCTAACTCCCGCCGGTTTGATTTGCTCGAGAGAGAAAGCTACAGAAACATCCGATTTAACACGGCTTCCAGGGTCGAGCGTGTCTATTACATTGCGCACTATCAATCCATCATGTCCGTGATCCTTCGCGTATTTCACCGCGTCACGTATGCTGACTGCATTCTTCGGCAAATTCCCGAAAACCTTGGGTTTCCACTGCTGCCAGGGCACAGGAAGGTTGTCGTGTCTTGTTCCCATGGCATCAATAACCAGGGGATTTTTCAGGTCTAACGTCGCCGTGTGAACCGCCGGCGTTTCCGATTTCGACAGCCAAAGACCCCGGTGCTGAGTATAGGCACGCGCTAAATCAGGGTTACTGGTGAAGTAAATACCGCCTTCTGATTGCTTAAACTGTTCAAATTTTCCAGCCGGAGTTCCGTGATACCACTGCTTCGCCGGGTCTGCATAGCCTCCCGTCCCCTCGCCCACGGCAGCAGTCTCTGGGACTTTGTAAACATAAACATTCCGTGAATCCGCGGACCGCCACGCCCATAATGAGCCGCCTGGCTCCCTTCTCATCGCTGGGTTGGTAGTTGTGGCCGCGTGCTCCACCGGCCAAGATTTCCAAACTGTTGGTTTAACTTTCCTCGTATCCTTTAGTGACAACGGCCTTGGTGCGTAAGGCGCAGCCCCCTCGCCCACGGCCGCCGGCCCGTGCATGGCTTCGCCGGCTTCCGGTAGCGCCCAATGTTTTGTGCCGGTGCGGATCCGGTGGTCCAGCGCGTTTAGCAAATCGTCGGGTGTTTCAAAGTTAAACCCGCGGGCGCGCAATCGTAATACCAGGGGATCCACGCCCCCTGATTTACTGCTAAATATATCCCGGTAACGCACGCCTTTACTGCCGCGGATGGTTTCGCGCAGCATCTTAAGTTCGCCGCGGTAATGGTGGGCGTCCGGGTGGCCTTTAACCGGCAGCGCGCCTTCGTGCGTCACTGCTTCAATTAACTCCATGCCGCCCTGGGCCCTGATCGCTTCTTCGCCTGCCGCTTCCATTTCCTTGCGTGCCTCATCCTGCGCGATCTTTTGCGCTTTGGTGAGCGGTTTGGCTTTCGGTGTTTTTGGCCTCACTGAATCAATCGGGATAAGATCATTCGGCGCGGGAAGTGTCGTCTTAACAAACGTGCGCGGCTTTCCGTCCGCGAATTGGCTGCCTCCGACAGTCACCACCGGCTCCTGTGGCTGGCCGGTCAGTTTGTTTTGGCCCTTGAAAATTTTAGCAGTCAACCATTGTCCACTGGGCGACTGGTATTCAATGGTATCGCCTGGTTGATATGCCGGCGGGCCCTCCTGATCCGGCAGCCCGCTAAAATCAATCGCGGGCATGTCGGTTGCCGGCGCGGTGGTAGCTGGTGGCTGCTGGCGCGCGGCCTCTATCGCCGGCATGGCGGCGGTGAGCTGGCTCCGGGTCATGGCATCGATCGCAGCCGGCTCGTGGCCCATGCTTGCGAGAGCTGCCTTTAGCGGGTCGGCGCTAAGGAACGGCACGCCGTGCCACGCGCTGCCGGCTTGTTCGCCAGGGGCAGGCGGCGGGAAAGCCGTGGACTCCGGTGCGGCCGCAGGCGACACGCCTGCCGCTACAGTGGGTTGTCCTGTGGTGGCAGCCGTGCCGGCTACTGTTTCATCCGGTGCCGGTTGCAGCACCAGGTTAGCCGCTTGCCCTGGCGTAAGAGCGGCGATCGCTGCCGGGCTGTGACCGCGCGCGGCGAGCTCTTCGGTGATCGCCTCCGGCACCGCAACGGGCCCGGTAGCCACGGGTGCGGCAGGTGTCTCGGGCGCGGCCGCGGTTGGCTGTGTCGGTTGAGTTGCGGCCGGCTCCGGTGCCGCAGCGGTGGGCTGTGCCGTTGCCGGCTTAGGTGCCGCGCCACTTACCGGCTCCGTGTCGGTCCTTACTTTGTATTCGCCCTGCTGACGCTTGGCAACTTCCTCGGCAAACCGCCGCTGAAATTCGGCCGGATCGTTCTTAGCCAGCCAACTTAATTCTTCTTTAATGCTATTGAATTTGGGGCGCACCCCGGCCACGCCAGCTTCACCAGCAGCCGCTGCGGTCCCTGCTTCGCCAGCCGCCGCTCCCGCCTCGCCGGCCGCGGCTCCTCCCTCGGCGGCCACGAGTCCTGCCTTTGGGCCGCCCCCACGCATCCCGAGTCCGCCTGCCAGGAATCCAGCCGCTTCCACGCCCAGCGGCAGCACCGCGTCCCACCATTCCTGCGAGCCAACGTCATGTTTGCGCGCCTGCTCAAAAAGGTTGTATTCCGGTATGGTTGTGCGCGCCACTTCTTCCGCTGATTTGCCCTCCGCCGCAGCGGTCAGGCCTTTAATCTGTGCCAGCGCATACGAGCCCATTCCGGGGATCATTCGGGAAGCGATCTCTTCCGCTGTCGGCACGCGCAGCTCCGATTTTACCATGTTGGCAACGGCGCCGGCAGCCCTGTTCACTTGCTGACCCACCGGTGTTTTCACAAATTCTTCTACCAGCGCACGTTCATCGGCTCCCGGTCCCGTGACTGGTTGCTGCGGCAATACACCGGTTTCGGTAGGCGCGACCTGCCCGGGCGGCATATAGCTGGCGACACCCTCCGGCACTACTGCGGCAGCGTGCGCGAACGGTCCCTCCGGTGCAGCGATGGAAGCCGGCGCCACGCCTGTTGGCGCACCAGCATCCGGCAGCCCGCTCCAATCGATCGTCGGCGCCGGTGGCGCGTTCAACGTATCCGGGCCACCGGGTAACGGCGGCCGCGGCCCGTTCACCGGGTAGGCTCGAGCCACTTCGTGTTCTACTTCCTGAACCGGCACGGCTTTCTCTACGCGCGTGTAAGTATCCACCTGCTGCACCGGGGCGCCGCTTAGCGCTTGCTCATAGTTCTGCGCATACTGGTAACGTTTGCCCGCTATCCCGTAGCCCCAGTCCTTTGTCCCGCGAAATATCTTCAACGCCTCGGGCGCGCTCTCGGCGTTCTGCATGGCGTCCCACCGATCCGGGTGCTGCCGTTTAAACCGGTCCAGAATAAACGGCGCCTGATTGTAAGTGTATTCGGGATCTCCGGGGCTTATCCCTTTGCGCGCCTGGTCCTCGTTAAACTGCCGAAACATCGGCCCGCCCACCTGCATTAACCCAAAGGAAGTGCCGCGATCGCCGCTCATCGTGGGATGAAAATTGCTCTCCTGTTGTATGTCGCCCAGGAGCGCGGCCTGCACCTTCGGCGGCGCACCGTAATCCTGTAAGCTTTGTGTTACCAGATCCGCATGGCTACCACCGCGCGGCCCGGTTTGCGCATCCGGCAGCCCGGAGAAATCAACGCCGGATCCACCGGCGCCAGCCTGGGTGTCGGGTAAACCGCTCCAATCGATCTCTGTGTTACTGGCCACCGCTTAGTTGCTGGAGCACGTATTGAATGTTGCCCGGGGTTAGCGGCTTCCCGTTTTGTTGCAGGATGGAAATGGCACGCGCCTGGTTTGGATCCTGTCCCGCGGCCGCGGGACCACCAGCCGCACCAGCACCCGCCGCGCCGCCAACACCGCCCGTCTGGCCAGGCACAAACCCGCTCATGTTAAGCTGGCGCTTGTAAATCTCGTGCTCCACTTTCGGCATGGTTACACCGGTGGGCCCGCCTATGCGGATCTGGTCGCCGGCCGGATCGTTCTTAAACGTCTTGGCGCCGGTGGTCGGATCGGTCGCCACCGTGCCAGCTTCGTGCTGGCTTGAATCGAATATCTGCTCGGGCACCAGCCCGTAAGCTTGCTTTATGTAACCTGCCGGCGATCGCCGCTTGGCCGCATCGGCCTGGGCCGGGGTAGCCCAGCCACCCAGTTCATCGCTCCATATCCTCCCCTTTGGCGCTCCGCTGCCGCCGCCCGCGGCATCGGCTTGCGCCTTCTGCGCTTCCGCCTGGTAATAATTCGTGTGCGCAAGGCTCTCCCTGTTCGCGTAGCCGAGCTTCTGCAAGGCATCTGTGAGGTGCATTCCGGCCTGCATACCGCCGGCAACGAAAGCGCGTTGCCGCATACTGTGGTTCTGGTAATCCTCTAAAGCTTGCTTGTCGATGATCGGCTTGCCCGAGATGGGATCGTTCTGTTGGCTCAGGTATTTCATCAGCGCATCGGACTGCGTGGTTTGATCCGCGATCTGCGCATATTGATTGATCGCGCCGGTGATTCCCTGCGCTGCGTTGGTGATTCCTTGGAATAAATAATCGCCTCCTTTGTAACTGCTCGGGCTAACTGTGAATGGCATTTTCTGGTTCCTCCTCTTTCTCTGTAGTGGCAGGCGTGTCGCCTGCTTCGATGTAATCAGGTAAAATCTCCATGCGCATAACGGTGGGCCCCATGTTGCGCACCAGGCAGTTGCCCTTTGGGCAATGCACGGTCTTGGAATCCACGCGCGGATCTATGCAGGCCGTGCAAGCGTGCACGTAATCGGGGTTCAACCATTTGTCCCATACCTCGGCGCGCTTAAAGTAGCGGCGCGCATCGTATGGGATCGCGTTCTGCGCGGTGTAATCCCACACATCATCATCAGTCCAATGCCGCAACGGAAATACCGCATCGATGCCGGCGGTGTGGACACGATCTGCCTTAAGCGGCACCGGCCCTTCGTATGGATCCACGTCGCTGTTTTTGTGGCCGATAAACACCGTGCTCCACGGCCATTGTGCGCCCAGGGTTTTCGGGCGGGTAAGCCATTGCAAGCCACACACAAACGGCCGGCGCTCGATCGGCGGCTCGGTATTCATCGGCACATCGATCGCGCCATTGCCTACCTGGTAGCGCGTGACGAGCTCGAGCCTAGCCGCGTGAGACTCGTCTTTTACGCGGCATTTCACGCCGCACGCCAGCGGCGGAAACTCGTAAACCTCCAGCGCCATCGATCGGATCACGCCCTCGGCAAACTCGTGCTTGGCCGGGAAGTAAGGGTGCCTGTGATAGATCACCGGGAGCGGATAGGAATGACAATTCAAGTCCCGCCGCGGCAACACCTGCCGGATCAAATCCAGGAGCACCATGCTATCTTTTCCAAAGCTGCAAAGGAGCACAGCCTGGCCGGCGCCCCACTCATAGATGAGGTGCTTCGCGTGCGCGATTTTGTCCTCGAGCGTTGTCATAAGGCCGCCAATAGTCCGCCACCGATAGCGCCGGCTGCGCCTATACCTGCGCCGGTTAAGCCGCCGCTCTTGTTACTCGCCGCGATGTTTTGGGTAGCCGCGGCGTTCTGGTTTGCGTCAAAGAGGTTCTGCCCAAAGTTAAGCAGCGATTGCGTCCCTGGCTGGGTAGTGCCAAGCCCCGCCTGCATGGCCGCGTAACTCGAGCCGGGTGCGCCGTATGCCGCGAGGTTCGGCGCTTGCGCGTAACCGGCATAATTCGGCGGTGTCACCGCGCCGCCCAGCGATTGCAAGGCGCTTTGATCCATCGCTTGCGTGCTTAGCCCGAATTGTTGCGCCTGATTAAGAGCGCCTTGCCGTGCGCCCTGCGTGCCCAGCCCGAATTGTTGCGCCTGGCCCAGTTGCGATTGGGCCAGGCCCAGCGCGCCCTGGCGTTGTCCTTCCACGTTGCCCGCAAACTGTTGCGCTTCCTGCATACGCTTGCGCACCAGCGCGTCCCGGTCCAGGAACGATTGCGCCTCGGCCTGGTTAAACACGTTGTTGCGCCCGGCAAATCCGCCGAGTGTCCCTTGCGTCTGCTGGTAAGCTTCCTGATTAGTAAGATGCCCGCCCTGTGCGAGCTGGGTTTGCGCCTGGCTGGTAAGGTTGCCTAGTAACGAATCCACGCCGCCGCCGGCCAGGTTGGTATAGGCATTCTTCAAGCCGGCTTGCGATACATTGCTAAGGTTTTGGAGATACGGCGTTGAACCTCCACGCGCAAGCCCGCCCGCCGCCTGCTGGTTCATGGAATTAAGAAGCGGCGAGCCGGCAATCGCCTGCTGCATGTTGGCGAGATTCAAGCCCAGATATTGCGGCGAGAGCTCGTTGGCAATGTTAAACCCCTGCTGCGCGTATTGCGGCCCGAATTGTTTAGTAAGATCCAGCCCGAGCTGCGCGTATTGCGGCGCATTTAACTTGCTCTGGTTTATGTCCTGCTGGGCAAACTTCGGCCCGTATTCGCTTGAGAGATCAAATTGGCTTTTGGTAAACTGCGGCAAATAATGCAGAATGTCGCCCAGCTCGTTGCCCAGGCTTTGTTGTGGAATGCTTGGTGCTCCTCCTCCGCCCATAATGTTATCCTTTCTTTCTTAGCCGCTGTATCCCAGCATCTGTAAAATTTGTGCTAACTTCTGCTGATCGATCCCCCCGGCGCCGACCTGCTGCGCAAATAACGGGCCTGTCGCGCCGGTGCCCGGGCCCGTCTGTTGTTGTGGCTGGCCATAGGTTCCCGCTGCGGGCGCCTGTGCCACCTGGCCGGATAAACCGGAATTGGCTCCCGCCACGCTTGCGCCGGCCCTTTGGAAACCTTGCGACAAGCTGTTGCCGAGATCCTTGTATGTTTGTTGTTGCTGGTATTGCTGCCAGCTATCCTGTGCCGGGTTACTTTGTTCGCCGCCGCCCATATAATTTTTCTCCTTTTAATATCTCTAACATTCTGTCAAACGAATAACTGCGAATCCGCAGGTCGCCTTTCTTCCCTCTGCATAAACAAATTTCCGGTAACGGATAAGGCAGCGCGCTCATTAGCACGTCCAGCGGTCCTACCGACATGCGCACAAACCACGCCGGCTGTTTCGTGCGCGGTCCCTCTATCACCCGGGCCATGCCGAAACAGTCCGGCCTGGAGATCACGCACCCGTGCGCCAGGTAAAACGCCACGTCCTCTTCAAAGGAAGTATCCGGCATCCATTCCCGGTAACAGGCAGCCGCGTGCTGTATGGCTGTGGGCCCCAGGCTTACCGGCTTTAACATTTGCTCTCCGGTTATCATAGCTTCCGGTCAATGCTCCGTAACGACAACACGATTGAGACAAGCGCCACCAGGTAGAGGATGTGAATGATAAAGTTAGCCGTTGTCATGCCGCCGTTTTCGTTTCCATGGTGCTCGCTGTCGCTTCCACGCCCGCGGCCAGCACATCGCACACCCCGCTCAGGTTCTCGATGCGCAGGCTTACCCAGCGCGCGTTTACCCGCACACTGAAAGGTTCTCTGCTTTCCTGGCGCGGACCGATTGCGGCCTGCGCGCTGGGCGGTATCAGCCCCACCGGCCCCACCGGCACCAGCTCGTAATCTTCGCCCGCAAAATCATCCGTCTCATTAGCCAGGCTGTAATCCTCGCGCTTGGGCTCCAGCGGGTCGCCGGCTATCGGATCAAAATCCGCGTGGCCGTGCGGATAAAATCTAAGGCGATCCTTGGTAAGCGGCTCCGTGGTAAGCGCCTTTACCTCGTTTACTCCGTCACTGATCGCGCTTATTTCGATGAGGGGATTACTGGTGCGCAAATTCACCACCGCGCGCGAGTAACGTTTAAAAGCCCTGTTATCACCGCACGTGTAGCCCCGGGTTTCAATTACATCGGAAATGGGCAGCCGTTGATCGTTTGTTTCATCGAACCCTTCCTGCTGGTAAAGCGCGTAGATTTTCTGGTTAAAATAATCCAGGCCAAATAGCGCGCGGCCGTCCTGATACTTTGTCACGTGCAGCGCGTGGATGACAAAGCCAGGATCGCTCCACCTGTCCGGCACGCTTTCCCATTCGCCGTTTATCAGGTTCAACACCAGGATGGCGTTGTTACCCAGCACGGCCTGGTCCAGTGGCACGGCAAAATAACCGTATTCGCCCAGGGCCGCGGCGGTAGCCCAAATGGATGCCAGGCCCCACTGGATCCGGTCGATCACCGGTTGTATGCGCTCGCTTACCGGCAACGGCTCAGCCGCCACCTGGTCCTGGATCACTTCGTTCAGTTTATAGATGCCCCCCGGTTCACTTAGAAACGCCACGTCGCGCCCCCATTCCAGCACGCATTTGGTTGCGCATAGCCCGATCCGTTTCGATAGCTGCCGCTCAGTCATAAGCGTAGGATCGCTGGTAAAGTTCGCAGCCTGATGGATGCTCCGGCGTTTGAACACCACCACGCTGCTTTGGAAGTATGGCCAGATCCGCACAATCCAATCGCTCTCGCCGGCGTTCACGTTAAAGGTAGCCAGCGCCGGATCGTAGCCGGCATACTGCAAAATGTCCGACATGATAAACTGGTAACTCCACGGCAGCGCGGGGAATTGCGCGTTGTAATAAAGCACCCGGCTTTGGAACGGTTCGCCGTGCCACGCGGCCGGGATAACCGAGAACGCACCGGGCGGCGCTACCACCGGGTCAAACGTGTGGCCCACTGTTCCGTCCCATTCCAGCGGCGTGCTTGCGCCACTCGGCCGGCGCAGGAGTAGCACCTTATCGAACGCCTGCACAAATTCCACGGCTGCAAATCCGGCCAGCGTTTGACCCGCGTGCAGGTTCACCTTAAAAGCATCTTTCCCGTATTGTAGCGCCCACACATAAGTGGCGCCCAGCTCTGCGACCAGCATCACTTCGTCCCCGTTCGGGTTAGAATAAATGCCCGAGCCGATGAACGTGTTAATGAACGGCGCCTGAAAATCCGGCACCTGCACATTGCCCAGGCGCGTCGTCGCGGCGCCGATGCGCAGCCGCTTATTCTCCGAGCGCGCCAGCGTCCCGGGTTGCAGTAACGCCCGGTCCCGTGTCATATCCACGCCCGTAAAAGCGTTGTCACCATCCTCCACCACGCGGGAATCCAGCCTGCCGTATGCGCTCCAGCGGCTCATGTCGGCTCCGGTTCAAAGAGGTAAAACACCCAGGCGTAAACTTCGCCCGTGCCGGCGGCCACAATATCAATGCCGCCATCCATCCGCACCGGCTGCGGCGCCGTCCAATTACTCACGAGTATGCCGGTATCAGGCGCCGGCGGCGTAAGATTGAGCGCGGCCAGGAGCTTGTTCGGCGTAGTCGCTTTGTCCTGAATCGTAATCGACATCGTGCCGGCGGTGGCCACCGAGACAATGACCGCCACGAAATAACCGGTCGAATCGAGAACGTTCTTCGTTCCCGCGGCTGTGATCTTAAATACTTTTTGCCCCTGGTATAACATGCCCTATTCCCGCAGTCCCTTCCTGATTACGCGCAAGCGCTCTTCATCGGTAAAGAGCCACGGGGTTTTGGTATCCTTGTGTTGCGCTTCCCGGTTTAGGATCTCATTCTGCACCGCGCGCTGGAGCGCGCTCCCCTCGGCGCAATCATTCAGCATCTTCGCAAGCGCGAAACTGGATAAGGTTTGCAGGTTCATGGATCAGCTTTCTTTTCCAAATCTCTGAGGCGCTTATCTAAATCCTCCAGTTTTCGCTCCTGCCGGGTCTGTGTTCGTTCATATTCCTTGTGGAACAGGTCGAATGACAAGGTGCCGGTTGTGTCCATGCGCTTGATAATTGGTGCAGTATCCGCCTTCCACGCCACCAAATCGTTGATCTTTGCTTCGCGCCCGCCAAAGAAGAAAATGACAGCACCCGCCGCTATGACACCGGATACCACCGTTCTCGCCGCTCCAATCCATAAACGTTTAGAGTCATCTGGCATTTCACAGCTCTTTACCAGGTGGGCTTCAGAATCTTGATGCCGATTATGATAAACAGGATCAGCAGAAGAATCGCGTTAGCGTAAGACCACTGAGGCCATGACCCAGCCGAAAACGCTCCGATTACCCATAGTAACAGCAGTATCCAATAGAAAATTACAAGTAAGCTCATTGTGTTTCCTTTCTCTTTTTTCTGGTTTCCTGATTTATTCCCCTTCTGGCGGCGGCGGCGCTTCCGGCTCCGGCGCCGGGCCTTCCCCGCGGGTGCCTACCTGTAGGAGCTCCAGCTCGCGCAGCGCCGTCGCTTCCGGTTGCGCGCCCTTCTGCTGGTGATCCACTTCATACCCTGTCGGCGGCGGGAATGGCGGCGAGTCCACTACCGGCGGATCGGGCGGCGGCAGGATTTCTTCGCCTTCTCGTTGCGCTGTCTCTCCTGGAGCGGCAGCCGTGTGTGCTTTCGGTTTGTTTACTTGCTTGGCTAACCACGCCTGTTCCTCTTCTTCCGCAGGCGTTAATTTGGTTTCTTTCTTATTGCTCATGTTATTTACTGCTTTCGGTTTAGGTTTTGCTCTACTCTTCTTCCTCTGAATTTGCTCTCGCTTTCCTGCGTTCCTGCGTTCCTTAGCTATCTTCTTCATGCCATCCGTAACACGCCAATCGAATGCACTCGGAGCCGGGAATTATGGAAAGGCCAGTAAAAGTAAAAGGAGTTCGGCACAGTGCTTACGGTTACGGGCCCCAGTTGCGCGCTGGCCGGCCACGGATCCAGGCTCGAGTGGATCAGTTCCTTGGTAGGCGTGTTACTGAAAAGCATGTCCGCGCTTTTAGTGGTGCTCTTTATCCGCATCGTGATCCTGTTGGAAGTGGCGTTATCGCGCAGCAGTTGCAGCCCCAGGAGCACGGCGTAACCGGCCGCCACTGTGGGCGCGTCCTGCGGGAAATGCTGCTGAGCGTTATCCACATTACCCGCGGTAAGTTTCACGTTCTGGTCGAATATCGCGGCGGTATATTGGCTATTGCTCGAATTGTGCGGCCACCAGAAGGACGATCCGGCGCCTATACCTGCGTCGCTGCCCACGAGCACGCTGTCTCCGGTTCTATCAGGCAACACGTTTCCAACATTGGTAAACCCGGCAAACGTCTGCCCACCAGGCCCGAGCACGCCCAGCCAATAACGATTCCAGGCATCCAACCCCAATGGGGGGTTCGTGATCGTTTCGGCAAATCCGGTGGTCAAATCGTCATTGGTCTTATCGGTAAGACTAAGAAAGAAGCCCAGGCGCAAGTCCGTCCAGTCCGGCGCCAGGAACGGCTGGATGTAATAGGCCCGCGGGTTAAGGATGATCGCCCTGTCATCCACCGTTTTCTGGTAACATTCCGCGTCCTGTGCCATGTTATGTTCTGCTCCCAAAGAGGGCGGTGCCCAGTGAGCAACCGCCGTTGTTTAATTGCCCATCAAACGTGATCGTGCCTTCGATCGGGCCTATCGGCACCAGCTCGTAGCCTTGCAAAGCGTAAGCCTCATTGCTCCCGAAAAATCCTCTTAAAAGTCTAACCATTATGTTACCAGCTCCAGTTGCTCGGCCACCGGGACCGGGTTGGTCCATTGATCTGCCATAGCCTCGGCAATTCCGGCGTATGTTTTGGCGCGCAGTTTCGCTCTGTTTGGTGAAGGTCCGAGTTTGTTCTGGCCGGATGGCGTCTGATTCTCCCAGCGGCCGCTCGGTGGCAGCGGAAGAATCTTTGTCGGTCGCAGGCACGGCAAACCTTTAAGCCATAAACATGTCGTCTTGCTTTCGGGATGACCATATTGCCACGGGTGAATTATCTGGTCCGGTTCCTGATAAACAGATGACATGATGCAGACTGGATTTTCCACGCAGATTTTCCGAATTGGCGCCCTGACAAACGCCATAAAGAAATCGATCGCCTCCTGCTGCACACCAGTCTCCCGCTTCTTTTTAAAGAGGTGGGCGCCGCTAACTGCAAGGTGTGTGCACGGCGGGTGCGCAATTAGCAAATCCCAGTCCTCGTGCAGATGATTCAACGCATCATCTTGAATATGGTTTCCGGGGCGCTCGGTTGGCAGAAGATCACAACTCCACACGTCATGCCCAAGCACCGCAAACGCATCCCTCACCGCTCCGCTGTATTCGCACGCCACTAAAATTCTCATGCTCCCCCCTGTTGCCCGCCTGGCGGCGATAGCAGTTGCGGCGCTTGTTTCGGTTGGAACGTGCTGGTCTGTAGCGCGCGGCCGATCACCGGATTTTGCTGGTATTGCTGGATCTGATTCTGAAAGAATTGCGCGCGATTTTGTAAAATCTTTTGAGTATCGGGCATTAGTTGCAGGCGCTGCATCATCATCGGGTTAGGGCTTTGGATGGTGTTTTGCATGAGCGTCTGGAGTCGGAGCTGGTGATTGGCATACATCGGGAGCGGCGGCTCCATTCCCGCAAAGGCTTGCGCGATCGCGTTGAGCTCGTCCTGTTGCTCTTTCTGCTGCGCTTCGGGACTTACCTGGCTTTGTTGCAAAGCGTCCGCGGCATCGGGATCAATGGCTTCCACAGCCATATTAAAGAGCATCCCTTCCTGCTTGAACGCCATGGCCTGTCCGATTAACGCCAGTTTCTCCTGCGCGTAATCGGCATCGAGCATTCGCATATCGGTGGTTGCAGTGATCTCGTGTTTCCCCTGGATCTCGTCCCGGCTCACCGGGAAAGGTTTGGCCAGTTCCCCGGCCACTTCAGCAACGTCATCCGGCGATTCGTATTGCTGGATGAGTTGCCACGTCTGCTCGAGCACCAGGCCCATGAGCGCGAGAGTATCCTGGCCCGCTTCCTGCCGGCGCATCTGCTTAAGCTCGGGATCCACTTCCGCGCCGAAAAGCCCATACCGCCGGTCGATCCGTTGTTGCACCATCGCGATCACCTGCACCGGCGTGGCGTCGGTTGGCGGCATCGGCATCCAATCCACTTCCCGCGGCCGCGATACCCCCAGCACCGCGCCCGGGATCGGCGTCCCTTTAATGTCTTTCACCCGCGAGTAAGGCACGATCATCGGCGGCCGGTGACACAGGCTGGTCCGATCGCTTAACCCGTCCTGCTGCCGTTTAATATCCAGCTCATCCGTGTAAGCTTCCTCGGCTACGCCCATGCTGCCCAGGATCCGGCGATCCTCGGTGCGCCGGCAAAACTCGATTGCCGGGTATTGCCCATGGTTATATTCCGCCATGCCATGTTTCGCGCAGAGCGGTTTCGCATTGCTTGTCTTTACCAGCGGGCTAAACACAGTCTTATACATGCACGGCGTCCCGTTCTCGAGCGCCTTGTAATAAAAGTGGTAAAGCTGCATGAGATTGCGGTAGCTCCGCGGCGGGCTGCCATCGCGCGTGCTCCACGGCTGCGATGAAAGACCGGCTACGCCTTTCTGCTCTTTCAACTTGTCCACAAACGCCGGGTCATAGCCGTCAGTCTCGATCCGGTCGTTGAGCTCCGTCTCGCTCACCCAATCATCCATGCGACAAAACCAGCGCGCTTCCTGTAGATCGCTCGTTTCAGATGGAAACAGCACGTCCACGCACGGGCGCAGCGCGGTCCACCGCGGTTTATTTATGAACGGATAAGCCACCGGCACGCTGGCCATGCCAGTGGTCCGCAGGCTGGTTACGATCTTGCGCGCATCCGGCCGGCTAAGAATGGGCGAAAGCTGTTGGACCAGCGTGGTTAGCTCATCCTCGTGCGTAGGATCCATCAGCACTTCCATGAGTTGCCCGGCCATATCTTCGCCCTGTCCCTGGCCGAGCGCGCCCAGGATCTGTGCCAGGTCTTGCAGCGAAATCTGGTGATACTCGAGCCGGCGTTGCTGCTCCCATTCAATGCCAAGGAACCCTACCCCGTAGCCCTGCCACCAGTTGAACACCAGCGGCACCTCGCGCAACACCTGTGGCCACATGTGATTGTAAACCGTCCATTGCAGTAGCTTCGTGCTCTTGTTACTTTCGCCAGCCTGCTGTAGCGGGCGCACACTGCGCGCTTGTATCTTCGATTGGAAGAACGCAAATTTGCGCACGCTCACCTGGTCACTGATGAGGGTCGCCACGATCCGCAGCCGGCTATCGCTGGCACCGTCCCACGGAAAACAATCGGTTTGAAACGCGGCGTGCTTGCGGCCGTCGATGGTTTGCCCTTGCCACTGCGAATACCACCAGCTCCGGGCCTGATCCATGCGCCGATAAAACCAGTTCGCATCCGATTGCGCCTGGTCCAGCTCCTCGATGATCTCATTAAGCTTCGGCTCATCGCTCCAAAGCTCGATGTTATTCTCAGGATCCTCTACCATTTAGCTTCCTCCCGCTGCCGCCGGTGTTTTCGCCCGGGTGCGATACCGCGGCGCCGGCCGTTGCTGGTCTGTGAGCGCGTCGTATGCCGGCGTGTTGGCTTTGTTTAAACGGTCGCCTACCTCCGCCACCGCTCCTTGCTCTTCCGCCATTGCCTTATCCGTCTGCCCCGCTTCGCGCAGTGCATCGCTGTAAGCCCCTCGCGTCACCGGCTCCATGAGCGCGTAAGGAAACAGCACGCGCGACCAGTAAGTAGAATTTTCCGGGCTCATTTGCGCGTCGGTGCTTACCCCGCCCATGCTGGCGATCTGGAGCGTGCCCAGCGTGGGATTCACGCTCACGCTAATCCTGGCAAACCACGGGTCGGCAGCCCCGTTTATGGCAGAGGCAAGGCCGTCCAGGATTTGAGTAAGCCCTTCCCCGGCCTCGGAGTAATAGCTCACCGTGTGCACGGCATCGTCGTCCGGGTCACGGAAACTCAGCGTGTAAGTGGTGCATCCCTTTACCTGGCTCTGCGAGATTGTTACCTGCGTGATCTGCGGCAAACCCGGGCTGGGCGGGATAGCGGCAAAATAGGTTTGCACCTGCACCCGCCTGTTAGCGTGCCTGGGGGTGCTTATCGGCGGGCCCTGATACCAGTTAAAAAGTTGAAAATCCGAGTTATGCTCAATCCGTATTTTCTTATCTGCCGGTGTAGCTGTGATGGTAAACCCGGCCATGCCCGGCGCCGCGGTGAGCAAAGCCGCCAGGCCGTTCACGATCTCGGTATAGCCATCGCCGCCCGCCACGGTATAACTTACGTCCCCGTGCGTTACCACTCCCGCCTGGTCCTTTACAGTTAGCTTGTAAACCCAGCCAGCAGGCGGCGGCGCCGGGACCGTCGGCACGTCCGCTGTCGTCTGCGGATAGGCGTATGCGTCTATAATCTCAGTTTGCTCGGCCTTCCCCGGATCCGGCGGCACCGCGGCTTGTGTGATCTGAGTGGAAAGCGGCGCGGTAAACCCTATCACCGGATCGTTCCCCAGGTTGCCGGAGATCAGGCTCAAGTAACATTCGCCGGTTATCGGGCTATAAGTAACATCCCCGCCTGCGTAACTCCGGCTGGCATCCCATTTCACCGAAGTAAACTTCGGCGCCTGCGGAAGATATTTAATCCACACCGTCACTCCGTGATCGAATCCCACGTGCAACCCTTCGTCCCATTCACGAAACCGCGCGTCGATCGGGTAAGGCGACACCCGTGGATCCACCAGGTAAACTTTAAGCGGGCGCGAAAGCTGCACCGGCTGAGGTGCGCCCAGCGGAAACGCGCGCCACGGCACCATGTGATTTACGGCCGGCGCAAATTCTTTGATAGCAGTCCACTCCGGGAAATCCTGCGCGTCCCATGTCCGGCGCACCCAGGCGTTAATGTAACTGCAAAGCGATTCCCCTTCGTCCACGAGAAACTCCTGGGCCGGATCCAGCCCCAGTTTATAGGCGATCGACCACAGCACTTCTTTAAATGGGATCGTTCTCATTGGACTAAAGTTGCCTGCGCCACCGCGCTTGATCCGGCAAAGGCGGTGCCTCCGTTAAAACTCACCCCGATGGTGGTTGCCGCGGTGGAATTAAAACTTGATGAAATTGCAGGGACGATTGTGAGGGCATCAGAAATAGTCCCCCACAGACCAGCGGCAGTGGTGGTGTTCTTTTGCGCCCGCAGAATGCCCCCTATCGCAGCAGACGCACCTACGATTTTCCAGGTGGCAATGATTTCAAACACCCCGGTGTCGGCAACCGATGTGCCGGCAGCGGGAAGCGTAAACGTGAGTATTGCCGGATCAGAGGTCGTTCCTGCCGTGCCTACCCGTAGCGTTATGACAGGAATCCCCGTGCCCGCACTCTTGGTCATGTCGAACACGCACCGGTATTGCCCTTTTAACTTAAAATCTCCCGCAGCTACCACGATGCTGCTGCCCGTTATGTATATGTCAGAGGTTGATACTGACAGTTGCACTGCGGTAGCGGAGTTCATCATGTCCTGCGGGTAGGACGCGACATTGGTTCCGTCACTCCGCATGGTGTATCCCGCCGTCCCTGCGGTGGTCGGCCATGTCGGGGTGGAACCTGCGTAATCGGTGCCGTTGGATTGAAGTATCGTGCCGGTGCCGGAGATCGTTGTCGGCAGTTTGTATCCCGAATCTACGAAGGATGTCCCATTACCCTTTAAAAACCTTCCAGCAGGGGCTGTGGTGTTGCTCACCTTAAAGCCGTTACTGGCCATGATGATGGTTGTGCCGGGATCAGTCAGATCGTTTGTGCTGATCCCGCCGCCGGGCCAAACGTAAACAGGGTTCGCTGTGCCCGCGAAATTGTAAGCACGTAAAGCTAATACGGGAACGCGCGAAGCATCGGCAGCGGTTTGCCATAACGCCGAAACGTCAGCCATCGCGGTGTCTACAGTGGTATCGCTCTTGCCATTGATCCGTATGGTCGTTCCGTAATTTGCACCAGGAGTCCCGGATGAATTGTGGCCAACCGTTAAACCGATTGTGCGAGCACTAGTGACAGCATCGGTTACCGTCATGCTTTGTGCCGCTGTCATGCCCAGGTTGACGGTCTGATCTATCGGTGGCGCACCGTCGCTACGCATGAACGTGGACGCCGAACCGTTGACCGCGCTGGTCCCCACTTTAGCTGTCGGATTTCCTGCCGTGCCACCGCTTGCGGTCAGTGTGCCGGTTGTAAACGTAAGACCAGTTCCAACCGTCACGTTGCTAAACCCGCCGCTCCCGTTGCCGTAAAGGATCGAACTGCCACTGGTGGCAGGGGCGACGTTGGTTCCGGGCACAAGCGCGAGACTCGTTCGTGCCGTCGCAGCCACCAGATTCGTGCTGCCCCCGTCCCATTGCAGCATCTGCGTAAACGCCGTGTCCCAGTTGCTTTTACTGGTCGCATTCAGGCTCACTACCCCGGTTCCTGTGAGTGGGGAAGGTGTCACTATGATAGGCGCAGTCGCCGTGATACTCACGCTGCCACCGCCACTGCCGAATCCTGTGACAGTGGATCCCGCTGCTGCGGTGATACTCGCCCCGCTGTTAATCGTGAGACTCGCACCACTGGGCACCACGTTAGACCCCGGCATGGTGTGGGTCTGCCCGTGCGCCAGCGCACATAGCAACATCAAAATAATGACGATCAGGATTCTCATGGATTTGTCCACCGTGCAGCCTCTATCCAAGTTCCACTGCTGGTGTTACGCACTTCCAGTTTCGCCCCGCCGCTGACCGGCACCAGACGCGCGTCTATGCCGATATACACTGGACTGGTAGCGGTAACGCCACTTCCCACGGTCAATACATCGCTAAACCCTGATTGCCCGTTGCCCGTCACAGTCATTCCGGTGCAGTTTGCGAGATAAATGAACGGCACGCTTGTTCCGGTTGTGTAGCCACTGTTTCCGGTTATCGAGATGAGACCAATGCTGCCTGATACGCCGTCGATGTTAATCCCGTAAGCCCCTGCTTCAGCCTGAAACTGGTTGCCAGTTATCACCATGTTGACCCAGAATCCACCTGCGCCACTCCTTATCTTGATTCCCGATCCAGTGAACCCCTCGATTGAACAGTTCGACACCAGTAAATCAACGGTTGAGATTCCAGCCGCCACCGCCAGATCAATACCGTTCACGAATAGCGGCCCCAGCATTGAAACGATCTTACTGTTACTAATCTTTACCCCGCCACCGGACTCGATGCGTATGGCAGAGGTGGGGGAATAAGGTCCATCGTAAAACGCGCAGTTATTGATCTGATGATCCCCGCCGTCAGGGACGTTGATATTCCGCAGCTTCAGCCCGTAAAGGACAGGGGCGCAATTCCAGCAACCTTCAAAGGTATGGGACGATCCCTGCTGCACGTCGATGTTGATGTAGAACCCGTCCACGCCAAGGTTCTGGTAGCGCGTCCTGTCACCATCGGCTGACACCACGATGCCAGCACCGGCAGTCGGTGCTGTTGTTCCGGGGTTACGAAGCAGGATGTCCTTAAACATGCACCCCGCCTTCTGGACATCGAACAATGTCCCTGTTCCGCTGTTAAAATCTATTGTCGTGATCGCTGGATAACCGTTGACGCCGCGTATCGGCCCGAGATCAACGAAGTGAACCCCGCCACCGTCCCCCATCACTGTGACCGGCTTATTTAACACCAGAGTTGCCCCGGTGTATTTGTAGGTGCCAGCGGGGAAATAGAGTAACCCACCCGTGGACGGTATCGCGGCAAGCGCACTCCGAATCGCGGCACCATCATCTGTCACCCCGTCCCCTGTCGCGCCATACTGCGTCACATCGTATTGGAACCCGCCTCCAGTGCCACCACCTCCTCCACCGGACCAGTTCAGCAGGTCAAATCCCGCCATGTCGATGTCGCTCTGGGCCAGTCCGTTGTTGATTGGTGTTCGGATCATATCGCGTCTGCCTTCCACCAGCCCGTTAAACCGGAAAGCGAGTTGGGATCAATCACGCTTCCGGCAGGAACGGAAATCCCATACTTGGTCCCGAGATATTTCTCGATGTTTTGAACGTCAGTGCCGGTCAACGCCAAATTGTAAAATAAGACCTCGGCAATATCGCCCTCTCCATACGTCGGGGTGCCATTACCGTTGTAACCAAGGTAACCAAAATTCCCGGAGCTTGCCGAAGCAATGGTGCTGCCGATAGTTACGTTCACACCGTCAGTTCTCAGGGATACGTTGCCTAAAGCATCACCGGTAGCGGCTGTCACCAAAATATGAAAAGCTATTGATGGAATAGCAAAGACGCCGTAGCCACCTCGGTTGGCAATATACAGGCCTGTTGAGGTATCAATCAGAAACGCGCACAATGGCAACCCCGGTGCGGCATTACCAACCAGTGAACCCATTGACGTAGCGTTGGACGCCTGTTTCATCACCGCAAAGCAATACCACGCAGAACCACCTGAAGGCGGAATGGCAAGGTTGAATCCCGCTGCGTTAGCAACACTAAATCGCACCACGGGTTTGCCGTTTATGATGTTGGTCTTGTAGATCGGCGTGCCAACCGCCGTCCCGTGGTTTGTGGGGACGAGAATACTACTGCTATGCCACACCGTTACGGTATCGCCGTCTGCAAGTCCGCCTGTCCCCACCGTGTAAGTCAGGTTTGCCGGATCAGTCAGCCCACCGCTATTGGTGACCGAGATCGTTTTCGCCCCCGTGCTCGCTGGCGTGTAAGTGAACGTGGCGCTTGGCGCAGCGGTAGTCAGTCCCACGGTAGTCGGCGTAAACGTCCCGCCACCGCCACCGTCGCTTGGTGTGACCGTCACCGTGCCGATCACTACCGCTCCCGGCGGCAACGCCACCATGAAATTAGTGGAAGCCACACTCACCGTGCCGGAACTTGGGCCGGTCAGCGCGTATATGGCCGCCACCGATGTGTAGGTGAGGTTCGCCGGGTTAGTCAGGCTCCCGCTATTAGTTACGCTGATAGTCTTTGCTCCGTATGAAGCGGGCGTGTAAGTGAACGTGGCCGAAGGCGTGCCAGTGCTCAGCGTCACGCTTGTCGGCGTAAATGTGCCGCCGCCGCCACCCGCACTCGGCGTCACAGTAACCGGGCTGGCAACGCCGCCGCCGCCGATCAACGCCACCGTGAAATTGGTCGAAGCCACGCTGATCCGCCCACTGGACGGGCCGGACAACGAATACGCCGTTGCAAACGAGCTGGCTACGAAACTGATCCCGGTTGGATCGGTTAATCCACCGCTATTAGTAACAGAGATCGCCTTTGTTCCCGCGCTCGCCGGCGTGTAAGTGAACGTAGCCGAAGGCGCCCCGGTAGTAAGCGACACGCTGGCGGGCGTGAACGTGCCGCCACCCGTGGCGTGCGGCGTCACCGTCACCGGCGCTGCGACGGTAGTCCCTGCCGGGAGCGCCACCGTAAAGTTACTTGAAGCCGCGCCCACTGTCCCCGCGCTCGGGCCCGATAACGTGTATGTGGTTGCCGCGGGCGGCGGCGGCCCCGCGGTAATCGCCCAGTGCAAAGAATAATGGCTGCTATCTGGCATTCCGTTTAACTGCAACCGAAATCCTGCCGCCGTTTTACTGGTAATTATTCCAGGCCAGATATTGAATGGGCTTGAATCGGCCGTGTTCACCACCTGACACTCGGCCAATATCCAGTTTGCATCCGATTGCGCCGTCCCAAACACCACGTCGATATAAGTCTGCCCGCTCACCAGTGGCGTAATCCCGCTGGCGGTAATACCGCTGCCGGTGCTGCCGCCGCCCAGCCCGATCACGAATACCTCGCTAAAATCAATCGGCTTGGGCTCGGTGCCGACAAGCGAGCTCGTGCCCCTTACCTTGCCGGTCCTGGTTTCAAGCGGGAGAAATTCGGCCATCTTAAATCACCTTCCGCCAGTGCTTGTTATTGCTCACCGTATTGTAATCCGATGGGCCCACCTGGCCGGGATCGAGCGGATCCGCCGGGCCCGCATCCAGCCGCCACGTCTGTTCCTGGGGGCTGCCGCTTACGTTAATGACGATAACCACCAGCGAGCTAATTGAGCGCGTCACCGTGGCTAACCCTTGCAGGGAAGGCGTGCCAGCCACGGTCAAAATTGCCACGACCTCAGAGTGGTAATCGTATCCCAGCGTTGACACAGCCAGGGGCGCCGGCGGTATGTAACCCCACTCGGTTTCACACACGTCGCTTATCGTAGTTACCCCGCTGCCCGTGGGCGCGATCGGCCCGTAGTTATACGCGCCGCCGCCTTGGAGCACGTAACCCGGCACGGTGCATAATGCGCCGGCTCCGCCGCGGGACACCACCACGCCAAAAGGCAGGTATTGAAAATTCTGGCCCTGCGCCTGGAGCCGATTGATTTGCCGGTTGATCTCGTCCTCCGCTTCGCCATCGGCCGCGGCCGCTTGTTGCCCGCGGATTTGCAGCAGCACCGGGTCGCGCTCATCGCTGGTATCGCTTTCACGCAACGAATCGGAGAACGCGCCCGCGCGCACATACTGCGCCAGCACCTCCGGGAAAAGGCAGCGCCGCCAAAAGGAAGTTTCCGTGGCCGGATCTTTGCCCGTTGTCACCTGTATGGCCTGATAACTTTCGCCCTGGTCCGCCACGTAAACCAAATCCCCGCGCAGATAAGTCCTCGAGTCGATGTAAGGGAAGATCGTGAATCGCTCAGCCGGGATAAGGTAACGCACAAACACCGTGAGCAATCCGCCCGCATCATAAACCTGGATCCCGTGCTCGTTCGGCCGATGGTCCAGGCACCGCGGCGGCTTGCATACCGCCGGGTTATTCGCATACACGGATAAAACTTCGCCTATCCGGCGCCGGCAAACCTGGTCGAACGCGATGTAAGTATCCACCGCGTCCATTTTCTCCCAGTAAACCGTGTCACTGGGCGGGTTCCCGATCGGCGGATTGCTTAGCGCGCCTTCTGCTACACGGTAATAAGCGGCATCCACCAGGCTGTGAGTGGCTACGTTAGGAATATAGAACACTTCGTCCGGTTTCCCGTCCGCTCCAGCCTGGTAGAATTGACGCGAATCATTCCAAATCTGGCGGAAAGCCCGCTCCTCGGTGATCGTCCACTCCGGCCATTCCCATGCGAACCACGCCCGTTTCACCCGCGCGTTCACGTGTTCCACGAGCGAGAGCCCCGTATCGCTGCTCACCGCGTCCCCGCGCGGATCCATCCCGTGCCGGCGCAGGATCCCCTCAAAAACAGATTTGAAAGTAACTGTTCGCACTTATTGCGAGTAAGTGATCCAAATATCCGCCACGCCCGCGGTCCCAGCGGTTACAATTTCGATCCCGCTGGTAAGCCCTATCGGCACCTCGGCGCTTATCGGGGTAGTAGTGCCGATCGCCGCCGTGGCAGAATAAAGAATTTTCGGCGTGCCTTCCTTGCTGCGGATCGTGATCGTCCAGCCGGTGCCCGCGTTGGAAACCGCAACTGTCACCGTGTAAACGTAAGCCGTCGAGCTCACCACCGCGGTCGTGGCGCTGGTGGTGATATGCGCCGAGTAAGCCGTAGTCGCGGCCAGCACCGTGCTGCCCACCTTGGCCACGCTGCTCACATACACCGGCTGGCTGGCCGGGTTAGTAACGACAACATTGCCCGCCTGCGTCGCCGCAGCGATCGCCACGATAAGAGTTAAAGCTAATAGTTTCTTCATGTTAGTTCCCTTTCCTGCTTTCCTGCTTTCCTTAGAGATTCTTCTTCTGCCGGAAAATTGACTTCCACTTCGTCATCCGTTTGGATCCCGAGATCATCCATGAGACATGGGCTAAGGTCCGCCACGCGCTCCGTGCTTTCGTTCGGTCCCCAGTCCGCGGGAAACGCTTTGAGCGCGATCCCGGTTTTGAGCGCCATGACTAGCGCCACTCCTTCGCACAGCATCGGCTTTGGTGTTTTGGCGTAGTCCCACCGGCAGGCGACATAGTGCACGTATGGATTAAGCCGGCGCGCCAGCCCGGTCGTTCCGCTCGGTTGATAAGGCAGAAATAAATGTGGCGCCTGCTCGATGCTGGTGATGAACGCCAGCCCTTCGCTCCTCGAGACGCCAGTATCCTCCGGGCCGCCGAAGGATGAAGCTTTGCCGGTGACGCTAAAGAGCGAGCCTGATGTTGCCGGCGGCGGCCGAAACGGCGGCGGTTCAATCGTTTGCCCGCTTATCGCTTCAGCGATCGCCATACACACCGCATCGAAGCACGCCTGGTAAATGAACACGTCTGAGGTGCTATCCACGAAACAGACTTCGATAAGGATCGCCGGCTTCTCCGTGTTATTTAGAAAGAAAAGGTCAGTCCGCTTTTTCGGCCCACGATTCTTCAACCCCGAAGCCTCGCTTATTACAAAGGCCACTTCTGCTGCTTTGGCTTCCTGGGTAACGTAAAGGCACTCCGTCCCCATGGGCGATTCGGTTTCCTCGTAAGCGTTGAAATGCACCGAAACATCCAGGTCGCGCGCCTGCGAATTATGATAATCAACGATGCGCTCCAGGTTCTCCTGCTGCGAATCCGAAACATCATCATGGAACGTCTTTACGCCCACGCCTGCGCTCTCGAGCGCTTCAGCCACCGCGTTCACCACCCGCCGCGCTTCATCCACTTCATCGATGATACCGCTGGCGCCACGGCAGTCTCTGGCGTGCCCGCTTGAGATAACTATCCGCACGCCGCCCCCTCTGTTGTTTCCTGCGTTCCTGCTTTCCTTAGAGATTCATCCTTAAACCCGTTCACCATCACGTAACGCGCCGGCGGCACAGGCGCCTTTAGCTCGGGGTGCTCCTTCAAAATGTAATTAAGATGATCGGGGTCATGGAAGGCGTGCCGGCCATACTTCGTCCTGGTAAACGCCACCAACTCCTCGTCCACCACCGCCTTGCGTTGCCCTACCCCGTCCACGAAGCGCGGCTGCGTATGTTTCTCGCGCTCCGCCAGGCGCCGCTGGCGCCACCATGCCCGCGCTATCCGCCAGCGCAGGAGCTCGAGCTTGCGCTTCCGGTAATCTTCCCATTTCCGGCCACTGCACAGCTCATTAACAATCGGCTTATCGAGAAGAGGCGCCAGGATTTCCACCGTTTCCATCGGTCCCATGTGGTCATCACTGGCGCCCATTTCTCCTCGGTATCTATGCCTTTAACCTTCGTTGTCTGTCTCGTTTCTCCCTCGCCCGCTCCCCCTATAATCCCGGAGAGGAAACGGGCAGAGGCAGAGTGTTATTACGTCGCTACCACTTTGAAGTGCGCCCGCGGATCGCCATACTCGTAACCGAGGATGGAATCCACCAGCGCGCTCTCGCCGCCGCCCATGTAAGGGAGCTTCGTTACGTCGCAGTAGAAGCTCGGGCGCATTTTCAGCATGGTCATGTCGATCCCGTAACCATGCTTCTGATCCGGCATCCAGGGATCCACCACAATGTCGAAGGAACCAAAGTCGCCTTCATACATGTCCACGCCGTAACCGGCAAACTTCCGGCTATCGATCGCGTCCGCCGTGGTGCGCACGATCACGGTGTAATTGGTGACGTTCGGCTTATACTTGCCGAAGAGCTGGCTGATCTGGTTTTTGAGCGCGCTACCACAGAAGAATGTGAGCTCTGTGGTCATGCCCAGCGCGTCGAAACGCGCTTTCAACATGGCTGAGAACGCCAATTCATCGAATAGCACCAGCGTGCCAGAGTAAATCTGCGCCGTTGGCGTGGTGTAACCGACAGGCGGCGTTGTCACCGCGTCACCGGTCCACACCAGTGTCCCATCGTTAATCACGCGACCTATCCCCAGCATCTTTGTGCCCACCGCGCCGGTGTCATCGGCGCTCGCCTGGGTGCTGAGCAGGACTTGTTCAATGTCCCGTTTCTGGTCGATCACTTTCTTTGCAACCTGGTGGGCATACTTCCCGAAGTCGCCCGCCGTATCGTTCACCCGATCGGAAATCACGCTCACCCGCGGCTGACGCCAGAAGCGTTGTGCCCGGTTGTATGTGCGCGCTTCCGTATCGCCTTCAAACGTTGTCACGTCCGCATTCTCAGCGGGCGGTGTAATCTGCCGTGCGCCCAGCGCCTCCAGCGGCCACGAGAAAAGCATGTTCGTTACTTTTGAACCTTTCCTCATGCGCGAGCTTAAGGGCGTGTTGCGCACGTCTGCCTGGATCAAGTCATCGCTTAGATCCTCGTGCACTATCTCTGTAGTTGTTACTACTGCTGCCATTGTAAATTTCTCCTTTTGTTACTGCCCCTTATCAGACCAGGGCAGCTTGTTTTCCGCCGGCGCGCCCGGCCTCTGAAGCTGCTAGTTTCCGTTTAATTCTGTCCTCCAGCGCTTCGTTGGTCATGCCCGCGGCGTAAAACGCTTCGTCCGCTTGTTTGGTATCCACACGCTCGCCACCTCCGCCTCTGCTTTGTCCCGGCCCGCCACTTGCCGAACGGCTCTTAATAACACCGGGTGCCGCTGCTACTTTCGGTGCGCCCAGGATTGCTTGCGCCCCCGGGCTAAGTGCTTTGCCGCCGCTACTCTTGCCAGTTTTCGCCAGGCGCATCTTGCGCCCCGCCAGGTAATCGCCTATGTCGAGAGCCCAGGTCGGTTCCTGAAGAACCCATGGCATCCGTTGCACAATCGTAGCCGCTTCCCTGCCCGCTTCGGTTGCCTTCCACAGATCGGGGTAAACGGTTTTGGCTTGCGCAATTTGCGCTTCCACTTCGGCCACGAAATCGCGCCTTGCCGGGAGCGCCTCTATCGCTTCATCAGCGTCCAGGCCCATCTGGATAATCTCTTCCCGGCTGTAATCCTTGCGGATATCGTTGCCCTGCTCGTCCTTGCCTACCAGCACGTCATCCGCGCCATCGGGATTAGTCCTGGCAAATCGCCGGATCTCTTTCCAATGGTTTTCCGCGGCAGCCAGGCTCTGCCTGTCCACCACTTCGCTTAACGTTTTGGTCGGCCGCAGTTGCACGCTGGTCGCCTGCTGGAGCTGTGCGGCCAGCTTTTCAGCTTCCGCTTTCCATTGGTCGCGCTCGAGTGTGCGTTCCCGCCTTTTCCGCGCTTCCTCCGCTACCCGCGCCTTGGCCGATGGCACCCAACTGTCGGGCACCGGCAGCTCCTCAGCTTCGTCGGCCGCCGCCGGCACTTCCGCCGGCTGCTCTTCCGTTTCCTCTGGCTCAGGTTGCTCCTCTGGCTCTGGCTCTTCCTCTGGCTTTTGTTGCGGTTGCTGAGCAACCGGGGTTTCTACCCCCAGCTCCTTGCGAACCGCCGCTTGCAACGGGCTTAAGGTTTCTGCCTTTGGCTCCGGTTGCGTTGGTGTGGGTTGTTCAGACTCGCCTGTTCCCGCGGCGCCCTGCGCTTGGTCCATGGAATCCCTCCTCCAAGTTGGAACACCATTGCTGTTTGTGCGCCGGCACCTTGCCAGAGCTAAGGCCGAATGGTGATAAGAGCCTCACGAATTGAGGCCTTAAGGGAGATACCTACACCTTGTCCACTAACTCACCGCCCTGATCGACCCTGATCGACCTTGATCGACCTTGATCGACCCAACTTTGGCTGTATTAGACTTGAGAATTGCTAAGGAAAGCAAGAAAGCAGGAAGCCCTCTTTACCCTTTTCTTCTCTTTTTCCTGCGGTTCCTGCGTTCCTTAGAGATCCCCTGTCGGCCGATTGATCTCCCCGCCGATCAACTTGATCCCATCCTCGCGCCGGCTCAGCAACTCTTCGCGCAACATTTTAAGGTGCGCAGCGCCGCCCACGTAACCCGCCAGGATCGTTGGCGGATCCATGCTGGCCCAGGCGTTCTCGTGCGCGTTAGCTTCCGCGGTATCGATGAGCTGATGCAACGCACGCCATAGCCGATCGTCAGTAGATACCGCGAAAGCCGTATTCAGCTCCGCCTCGTTAAGCTCCTTGCCCTTCTCTACCCGGATCGTGCGAGTAATGTTCAGGAAATTCAGGCCGCCCATTGGCATAAAACCTCATTCATCCAGCACATCCAGCGCGTCCAGCACATCGCGCTTTATCTGGTCCGCATTGTAATACGCGCAGCCGCCGCCGATGTGATTGGCCTTAATCACGCCCTGGGAAAGCAAGCTCTTCATTTTGTATTGAGACACCCCGTTCGCCTGGAGCCATTCCTTTAACTCCGCGTAACGCAGGTGCGGCTTTGGCGCGATTATGCTCATTCCTTCACCTTCTCCCTCTTGGCGGCGAGTTGCTTCACTTTGTCGATGATTTCCTTTTTGCTGGCATCGGTGGGTATCAGGTCGCCAAGTGCCTGTCTGACTTCATCGAACAGGTCACGGTAATGCTTTTGCCCTGCTCTCTCGGCGGCAAGCAGGACTTCATCGTAAGGCAATGCCAAGTCGTAAACATCCCTGTCCGTCCATTCACCTGTCGCGGGTTTGGATGTTTCTCCTAAATCTACGGGGTGGCGGTATTCTAAATGCGTTCCTTGACCCTTATTGCGAACAATGCAATTCGGTTCCTGCTCACCTGTCGTGGGTTTGGGTTGGTCGTTCATGGGAATAACACCTCATCCGAATCCGCCATCGCCTTTAGTTCCTTCTCCACGTTACGTATCTTCACCCGCAGCTCCCACATATAATTGCCGGGGATCGGGAAGTAGCCGGCTTGCTCATGCGTGGCATACAACGCGCGCAACCCATCCAGCCGCAGTTTCTTGGCATAAAGCGCGTCCCGATGTTTCCTTTCGCGGTCAAACGCCTTTAATTTCACAGCTTCCGTTTCATCCCTTCATCCACCGCTTCGCGCAGCGTATCGTATTCAGCCGAGTAAGTCGTGGTCAGCCCCGGTTTGGATGCCATCACCACCCGAAATTTCGAGCACCCGTCATCCGTCCGCCGGCTCAAAACCGATTCCAGCTCGCGCTCCAGCCAATCCATTCGTTGCGCGTCATTCATAGAAAAGTAAATTGTTCGTGGGGCTTGCTTCCGTTCACTGCGAAGAGAGGCACGTTACGCCTGGCGCGTGTAAGCGCGCGGCCGCAGTATGGGCACCGCTTACAATCCACTACCATGCCCTTTCGTCTTAGCCCGGCAATCGCCAGGGTAGCCGCCTTTTGCTTTCCGTAAATCGAATGTGACCTGTTAAGCAACGTTGCCAGCGTAACCATTTTACAGCCCGGATTTTCCTTAATAAATTCAAGACACACGTGCTCGTCGTTAGTAAGGCCAGGCATCAGTAACTCCCTCCCCCGCGCCACGAGTAAGCATCTTCCCCGATGTAATCCAGGCCGGCCAAAGTCGCGTAGCGCATCACGTCCACTGGATCCTTGCACGCGCCGTGTTGCTTATCCCTGCCCGTCCACTCGCGCAGGCTGTAAATCGTGTTCGCGCAGTTGCGCGAGATAAACAGTTTCGGCTCGTTGAGCCTGGCCAGCGTAGGCGAAAACTGCCCGAGCTTTATCTCACCATCGTAATCCAGCTTATCGTTAATCAGGCCAGTCCCTTCCGCGATCTCCTTGCCGCTCGCCGCCAGAAACTCCATGCCCAGCTCGCTCAGTTGCTCGATGTGCGTGGTTGACCCTTCCTTTGTTACCGTAGGGTTAGCCGCATACCGCGAATCCATCCAGCGCTCCTGGATATGTTCCTTGCCTTCCAGCCGCAAAATCTCCTGGATATACCGCTCCAGCCCGAACCCGAACGGCGATTGCGCCGGCCCGCGCACACCGTCCGCCGGTTGCCCTGGTAGCGTCCACGGTCCCGGGTCGCCTATACCTGGGATATAAGCGCCCGGGTGCCCCGTGCTAGGCCATTCCCTGTAAACATACCACCGCCCGCGCGGATCCACGCGAATCCAAATCATAAACCAATTCCGGCCGTCGCACGGATCCACGATAAGAAAGTTTGTCCCCTGCCGCGGCACCCGCTCCGGTTCTATTACATGAATTGCATCGCTGAACTTGGGGAATTGCTGCGAGCTTGTGGTAGTAAGTATCCCGTAAACGCGGGAGAGAATTTTAGAGCGCGTGGCCCCCCGGTAAGCGCGGTAAAACCGTTCTTCCCCAAAGAGCGGCAGCTTGCCACCTTTTGTCCGTCCCATCGCAGCGTCATAACCAAAGTAAGGGTTATCGGTTATGTGAAAGTAAACGATGTTCGCCCGCTGGTTCCCATCCGTGCCCGGTCCCGCGACCTTTATCCGCGGCACTTTCTCGTAACCAATCACTTCAAAATCAGTTTCAGCCGGCGAACCGGGTTTGTCCGGCTCCTTTGGTGTGTGGGCAAGCGGGTTTGGCGCCATTGCCAATGGACTGTTTCCGGCTGAAATTTTGGGCCGTTTGACCGGCAACATCTTCGCGTCCACCTCAAACACGGTGCGCGCCCCGCGCTCATACTCGTTCACGACCGCCGTGTAATTTTCATCGATCGCAGTAAACGTCACGATGATAATGCCGCCCCGGTCGATCATGCGGCCGCGGAGCGTGCGCAGTAGCTCGATGTTGCGCAACTCATCCAGCCATATCGCGTCGAGCTGGTCGCCTTCCACGTTCTCAATATCCTGTTCGTAATTCTTAAACCAATGCTGCGAACCATTCGGCAGGACAAAGCTTTGTTCCGCAAACCCGGTTTTCTGTTTGTAGCTGATGTTTAGCACCGCGCCTTGCCGCGCCTTGCCAGTGTTAGCTGCCAGCTTCTTTATCTCGAGCGGCATATACCGCCAGAAAATCGGTTGCTGCCGCGCAATCGAGATCGGCCCCGTATCCGCAAAACTCCACGTGCGTGCGTTATCCCGGTTCCGCAAAACCTTGTGGATCTTCTTCCCGCCATACTCGCTTTTGCTCGAGCGATTCGCGCCGGCAATATAAATCTCTGGCGCACCTGCGATCTCCCGCGGCACGTCCACTTGCGGCGCCTTGGCCCCCAGCTTCTCCAGCCGGCTCACGTCCAGGATCACGGTGTTCCCGTCCACCAGCAGATCGTCCACTAGCCCCCACATAGGCGGTTCATACCCGCACGTAAACGGATCTGATTTCTCCGCCGCCATGCGCCGTGCCCGCTCCTCCAGGTAAGCCCTTGTCTTTTCTTCCCCGTGCACCCGGCACCACTCCGCGCTCGGCATCGGCAAAATCGGATGTGGCTGGAGCCCGATCATAACTGCGGACGCACGATTGCCACCATTGTGCCGTCAGTAGGACTGCGTTTATTCTGCGCTTCTCCATTCACAAAATGCACCCGGCGACGAAACAATCTTATTTCCGCTCCGCGGTCTTTAAGTCTGTGATACCACGCCGTATCAGTCCGGGCGGGCAATACAAACACGACAACTTCCGCAGGTGATGAAAATGCTTTATCCACCCACGGCGTTATGTCTGACCACGGCGGGTTAAGGAACACTCTGCGGCGCGCCCAATCGCTTTGCAGCCCATCCATTTCCAAAGTCGGATGCGGATTGAACGGGCACGGATCAAAATCAAATCCAAACTCGCTATCCAGCGCGTCGTATAAATACCTCGGCGTAGCGTAGCTGTTGTTCCCCGTCCATTTTAGCGGTGCACTCATGGCCTTTTCTCTCTCTGCTCCATCATGGCATCCGCCATATCGAAAGCCATTTGCGCAAGGGTAGCGAAGTCCGCCTCTGTATCCGGCCCGACAAAAGCCAGGAACCCTTGCATCGCCGCCTTGGCAAACTCATCCCGGATATTCATTACTGCTGTTGGGTGATCTTCCACATAGCTTC